GAACTGTTCCACCTACACCTACATTAAGTCTATGCCTTACTGTTAGATAATCTGTATCTATCTCAGCATTTACTCTTACATCACCATTAAAAGTGGCACTATTATCAACAATTAACTGATCTACAGTTAATGATCCACCATCACCACTTAATCCACCAACTAAATCAGCATATAATTTTCCATGAACATATACATCATTACTAAATTCAGTAACTTTATGGAATCTATTCTGACTCTGATCATCGTAGTGTGGAAATGACATGTTATGCTAACCCACCCATAGATGATGGTAGATCACTTTTACAATGACTATTAGCAAATGCTCTTTGAGTGAGACCTCCACTACCCAAAGGTCTTACAAAATAGTTACCAGTTGATCCATGTCCATGAATCCTAGTTCCATAGATATCAACACTACTACATCCTCGGTCTCCAAGTTCTAGAGTATTTGATGCTCTGATTTCAATATCTTCTGCTTCAAGAATTATTTTTCTACCTTTAATTAGAACTTCTCCTCCACCTTTAGCAGTAAGTGCTATCTGTCCACCATTAAAAGTACATAAATTAATACCAACACCACCTTTAGCTTCTTGATTACCATATATCTCTATACTCTTATCATTAAATATTTGAAAATTGCCTCCATTTTGGAGTCCCATTATATTACTATCACCACTATCAGTCTCTGCAAATAAATTATACACCATCTCCCCATTAAGACCCATCTGAGGATTTCCACTATCAATCCTAAAATGAGGTCCAAAGGAAATAAATTGCCTCTTTTGCCAATTTTGTGTATCAGAGGGTCTTTCTGCCATATCCTATGTTCTCGTAATAGTTATTTATCTCAACTAATACAATCAATTACTTCTTTTATCTCACCTTGATATTCTGGTCTAGGTTTCAATGATGGTTTTAATATAGCACCAGATCCAGTTTCACTTACTATTTTGATCTTAGGCAACTGCTCAACATTCTTTACACTAAACTTTTCAGGGTCTGGTGGAGATAATCTAACTATTCTTCCAGAATTATCAATATAAGGTTTATAAGTATTTCCATCATTATCAGTAAATGAATCTGTTGAAGTATATCCAATACCTGGTTTCACAACAACCACATGATCCACAACATAAGGTGGTTTAGATTCTAATTCTGGTTCAGGAACAGGATAGTTTTCACCCTGAGTAACAATATAAATGTCTGTAATTTGTCCATAAGTAGGAGAATCTTCATCCTCATCTATATCAGCTCTAGCAATCGCACCATATCCTTGCTTACAATCATCAGTAATCTCAATAAATGGTGGTGATTTATATCCAATTCCACCACTTAATAAATCTATTCCAATAATACTACCAGTAGATCCAGCACCATCATTAATAATTGATCCTAAAATTGCCTTTCCTATTCCTCCAGCACCACCGCCACCAAATATCTCAACCTTTAATCCACCACATTTAGTAGGAGGTCCAGCATAACACTCACCAAGAGAACTCTTATTACCAGGAACACTAACACTTGGATTTAAGAAATCAAACATTCCTAAAGAACCAGTTGCTATACTTAAACCCTGTACTCCACCAGCCAATCCTTGAGCCAATCCATCAGCAGCATTAGCAAGATCTAAAATAGCATCAACACCAAGGTCAATAGCATTCTTAGGTCCTTTACCAACAACCCACTCCTTTATACCAAAATCATATTCTTGCTTTGAATTACATTTAAACACATTACTAAGATTCATTAATTTCTTAGCACCAGATCTTAAAAATCCACCAATATCAAGTCCACCTAACAACTCACCTACTTTTCCACCTAATGCTCCCGATAAACCCTTTGTCAAACCACCAATAATATTATTCATTATACCACCAACAAATTGTTGAGCAACGCACTTAACAAAATTCTTTACGTTTTCGGCAATTTTACCCAATAATCCTTTAATTGTATCTTTAAGTGACCCAAGGATTTTTTGACCAACACATGGAAGAGAATCCTCTAAAGCTGTAACAGGATCAATGAATGATGCTTGCATAGCAGCACCAGCAACTTTAGCTTTAGCATCGCTACCAGTCAATGCAAATTCTTTAGCATATTCTGCCATATACTTCATATCTAAACCAGACTGTAGTTGCCCAACCAATTTATTATCTATTAGATTTTTAGTCATCATACCACTTAATTTAGTGGCACTAGACATCATTTCAGATGCTGCACTATCAAGTCTACCTTTAAGAGCACTACCAGTTAATCCTGAATTTTTTATATCACTTACCACATTCTCCAATTCACTAGATATTTCATTTATAGCACCCTCTGGAGGACCACCAGCAAATGAAATAGTCTGACCCAACTTACTTGAAGCACCTTTTATTTCTCTCTTCAAAGTAGATTTTAATTTATTAACAGTCTCTGGTGGTAATAATCTAGGAGATTCATTAGTTGAAGCATTCATCTCATTAGATTCACCTTTAGTGAAAAGAACATTAGCCTTTTCAATCTTACTTGTAAATCCAGTATATGGTTGGAATGGTCCAGCATAATCTTGAACTGGAGCATATCTTGAACTACCAAGAATACCAAAAATTACAGGGAGTTGAGCATCTTCACCATCCATGAAGAATCCCATAACATTATCACCTGGTGATAATTTCACACTAGTTGCTCTACCACCTTTACCTGATCCAGCAGTTGATGGTAATAATATCTGTGCCCAAGGAAGATCTTCATCGGGAAGTTCTTCTAAACTATGAGGATGATACCCCATAATACGAACCTTTACTCTATTTCCCCAACCACCACCATTAATCTGTTCACCTTGAGCTTTCTCTGGTGCTACTTGACCTACCCACCAGAGTAAACCATCTCTTCCTACAAAATTACTTTTTAATAAACTTTCTTCTATCATTTTTCTTGTGGTCCGAATGTATCTCTAATTAATTCTAATGATGTATAAGAATTTTGAGTATCAAAATGATGACATAATGCCTTAATCATATATAGACCACTTTGCTGTTGATCTACATCCTTTCTCTTTTCCCTATCAATTTTAGGAACTTCCACCTTAATAATATCACCAGCCTTCAAATTTGTGTTTGAAGGAATCATCATACTAACCACTTGTGTCGTGATAAGATTATATCTCATCATAGTTTGTGACTGAACCTTACCTGGATCAGCATTTATCGCAGTAGAAACACCAACTTCCAAAGTTCCCATATCCAACACAGCAGTTATATTTCTACTTGGGTTTGATTGTAATTCTTCTGGAATTTCAGGTTTCTCACCTAATGCAGTAAATTTTCCAGCATAATCATTATATGTAAACAATCCCTTATCATATGGTGTATATTCAAAGGTCATAGGATTCATAAACATACGATGACTACAAAATGCACCTTTCCTCAACTTACCAATCAAATCTTGATTTCTATTAGTAGAATATTTTAGAATATTAAAATCATTATTTGTTTTAACACTCTTTACAACCTCAGTAAAGAAATATTCATAATCAGATGGTTTTTCAGAAACTAGATCATCAATTGATCTAAAATTAAAACCATCCTTTGTTTCAAAAAATACATATCCTGCAGTAGAATCATCTTCATTCTTAGATTTTGCTGAAACAGATTTAGATGCTAACCAAGTAATAATAGTAAATGGTTTTCTCATATTACCAATAAAACCATACTTATTCTGGGTTTTATCTATCTTCAATTCTTTATTGGTTTTCAAATAATCTTTAAGAATTTTTTCTACTGAATCTGATACAGGAGAAGAAGCAAACTTTCTACCAATTCTAGAAGTTTCGTTTGTAATATTCTCTCTAGAACAAAGATTTAATACAAATGTTTCTTTACTTGTCTCAGTTACAACATTAGTAATACTTTCTACATGAAGATATTTTTCTGGATCATCTGAAAAATCTAATCCAGGATTTGTTTCTGTATTACCACTAATTTTAAAAGATAATTGCTCCCCACCCCTTAAAGGTAATCCATTATAAACTGATTGAAGTTTTCCTTCTGAACCTTCTAAGGCATCACCAGTACTCTGAACTAATGCCTTAGCAGTTATCACAGGGGAAAATATATTCTCAAAATATTCAAACATAACAGTTTTACCTTTAAGATCGACGGTATTTGATCCGTCTGCTGATCTTAATAAAAACTCTTCATATTGTGATGGACCTTTTGCTGACATTATAAGTACGCTGTTGAAATAGCCTCTACGGCTAACATATATTTATTTGCTCCACTAGAGGAGGAACTTTGAAGAGGACTTCTTTTGCTTGGAGTTGCCTTTGGTGCTGGACTACTATTAGAACCACCAGTCATAGAAGGTATGAATATAGTTTGAGGTAATCTATTTTGTTTAATCTTTTGATCTATAATTTTCTTAGATTCATTAGCAATATCTTTTAACTCAGGTATTATTGTCTTTTCTGCCTGTTTAAGAATTTGAAATACTTCAGTAACCTTACTTTCAATCTTTGGAAGTTCTCTGTTAAGAGATTCCTTTAATTTAGTTACAGTTTCTTTAAATAATTCTTCAGCCTCACCCTCAGTAACAAATCCCTTCTCCTCTTGTACCTGTCTAACAAGAGTGCGATATAATTGATTTGCTGCTTTCTTCTTAGTAACATTACTCTCCTCTGTGTTAGCAATAATCCTTTCAATAAAATCAGTTCCATATTTTTTAACACTATCAGCAGGGATAACTGCTTCATCCTTATGAAGATATGCTAATCCATCCTTCTTAACCTTTGATGTTCCATCCTTAAACATGTCAAAACCACTATCCTCACCAGGATCTAGTTTAAATTCTTCTGTTTTAGTATCTTTCTTAGTTAAATCTTCCTCTTTTGGTGTAGTTTTAGTTCCTTCGACTTCATTTTTCTTTTTATCATCCTCTTTCGGTTTTTCATCTTTTTTATCATCTTCTTTTGGTGGTTCTTCTTCTTTTGGTGGTTCCTCATCCTCATCCTCTTTTTCCATCCCCATATCTTCTTCAAACTTACCAAGCATTTCCTCTGCGTCATCCAGACCCATCTCTTTAGTCTTAGTCATATTAAAGGCTTCCTCTTCAAGATCCCTACTTAATTTACTAAATCCTAAATTAATATCATTAAAGGTCTCTTGTATCTTTGCTTGCTCATCAAAAAATAGCAAATTTTTAATCTGATCAAAAGTCTCAGAAACTGCTCCACCAATTCTACTAAAAACACCAAATACACCACTAAGAAATCCAGTAAAAATACCAACTACTCTTTTAATAAATCCAATCAATTGTCCAATCTTCTTTATAATTCCAGGTAAAGTATTAATTGCCCATCCAATTAAAAGTATACCAAAGAAATCTAAAATTCTACCAAGAAATCCTTTAGTACTTCTGAATATATTCTTCTGTAAGAAATTACTAGGACCAACAGAACTTGATGCTTCTATCATATCCTCACGATCCTTCCTTCTAATATTTTGTAATCGTCTATTAAAGAATGAAGCATCTCGACGTATTAATTTTCTCGAATCTCTAATATTTTTATTAGTTGTCCGACTAACAATATTAGTAGATTTAAATGCGGCTGATAAAGACTTAGAAACATTGGATAATGATTGTCCAATCTTTCTAATACTAACTGTATTCTTAGATAAAAATCTTACTGTCTTTTGTTGAGCCATATATCTATCCTAACGCTGGTGAAATATTAAACATCTTATAGGAAAGATAAACATGAATATTTGTAGGATCAACTGCTGATATGGCAGCAACTCCTGATGCTGATCCACCCTTAATTCCACCCTGTTGCTGATCTCCTCCACCACCAGATGCACTAGGCATTGGTATAACTACTGGAGGTAAATCTGGTTCTTGTCCAATAGTTGAAAGATCCATGTCTTTTTTGGATCTTAAATTCTTAATCTCCTTTATTTCATTTTTTGACTCTAGAGTTTTTATACGTTCTCCATACTGATCATTATAACCATCTAATGCTTTTTCAAATGATTTAGCACCAGATCTTCCAGTACCAAAATCATCTCTTTCTGGTTTCTGAAGTTTGATTTCATTAAGAAGATCTTGATCACTTATAGGTGACATCATGCTAGGCATAATATTACCATCATTAGTAGAAGTAGATGATTGTTCTGAACCACCTTGTTTATTTTTCTGTATCTGTTGATCTACCCAACCAGCACCAATATTAAACCCAAAAGTGTTTAATCCAAATGCAACAGCTTTAGGCCAGAATCCAGGTGCTGTAGCTAAACTTCTAGTAAGCATCTGAGTAAAAGCAAGAGTAGTCATTCCACCAACTGCTGTAGCTGCAGCTTCATCTGGTGGTTTACCAGACCAAGTATCAAGACCAAAACTAACAACACCAGCAGATCCTACTCCAAGAGCAGTGTTTCTTAATCCAGTTTTTGGATTTACAGAACCAGGTTTAGGAATACCTCTTACTCCAAGTCCAGCAAATGGATTTTTTAATCCTCTTAAAAACGCTATTGATGCTCTTGTGAGCATATTTCCAAGCATCCTTATAGGACCTATGAAAATCTTATTACGACCAAACCTACCAATCCTAAGACCTATTATACCTAGAGTTACAAGAAGACCTTTAAATGCTAATTTAAATGATAATAATACAGCACCTATTAAACCTAATGTTCCAATAACATTACGGGCTAATTTATTTAATGCTGCTTTATTACCATCAGCTAAAAATCCATAAGCTTTTATTAACTTATCACCAATCCATCCAGATAATAATATAGTAAAGAAATTTGCTAACTTACCTAAAGAAAACTGAGTTTTCTTACCTAAAGATCTAAGTGGAGAAAACAAAGCCTTTTGTATTCCTTGTTCAATTATACCTTCCTTTCCCTTTCTTAATCCTTGTTGTGCTGCTTGTCTTTCTCTTTGTGCCTCTGCTTCTTCTCTTTGACGATCTAATTGTGATTGAACTGCTAAATTAGATCTAATAAGAGATAATGAAAATGTTAATTGATTTACTTGCCCTGATATGTTCTGTAAACTTTGAGATACATTATTCAGAGATAAACTATTCTGAGCTATTATATTATCAGATATACTATCATTAGGTGGAGCTACAGCTCTTCCTGTAAATGCTGAAGAAGATACATTTCTTCTAACAGCTCTTATTCCTCCTGCTATTGGCGATGATAGTTCAGCCATTCGATGCTTGTTGTGCTTTTAAATTTTCTTCTTCAATATACTGTTGTAAAAGAGTTAAATAAATTTCTCTTTCCCAAGGCATCATATTTTCTAGCTCTGTTAAGCTATATTTATGATGCTGCATGAGGGCAAAGTTAATTTTATAGTATGACGCAAGATCTTCATGCGACATACTTACCCGAAAAAACTCTGTAATCCCTCCAAAACAATTTCACTTTCAACATCCGTGTTTGGATTTTTTACCTTAACTTTATGAGAAAGTTTTGGCATAGTATCAAAAAACTTCTCAACATCCTTAAATTGTTTAGAGCTTAATCCCTCAACAAAATCGGACAATTCCTTCTTAGTACAATCAGATGCTGCCCAAGATTCTTCTTCAGAATATACTTGATCAACACAAGAAGCAATTAAATCAAAGGTATCATCAACACCTAAATCGCCACCAGAACTTAAATTTGATTTGACAAATTCATTTAAAGAAGGATACTTCATTGTCATTGTATATTCATCATCTAATTTAATATTTTTAGAATGATCTTTATCAATATGAACTTTGATCTCATCAAGATGAATTACAGTAGGAACTTGTGTCTTCTCATCATCAGGACAAGTAACCATAATCTCAATATCTTCACCAACAGATTTTCCTCGTATATTAAGGAAAATATATTCAATATCAAATGTAGATAATTTATCTACTCGTATACCCTTTGAGAGTATACAAGATCCAATAACATCCTTAACAGCATTTGCTATTTGTTTTGGATCTTCACTTTCCATCGCAAGAATTAAAATCTTCTCTTCCTTTACTAAAAAAGGTCTGAATTTTATTTTCTTCTTAGATGAAGGTATAACCAACTCATAAGTAGGTGTCGAAATCTGGGGTAAAGGCATAATGTGTTCACTCAGTAAAATTATTTAGACTGGTTTTTTTAATTTATAAATTTGATGGACTGGTTGTGCCATTTGAAGCATTACTATTATTTACACCAGTAGTAGAACTATTATTTGTCATAGACTTAGCAACATTATTTGGCCAACCATACTGAACACCCATTCCTTCACGTAAAGGATTTAAAACATCAGCCATATTATCATATGGTTTAAAATTATACACGTTACTCTCTTTTGGTCCGAAATTTAAATCTCTACCTTGCTTTTGAGATAATGTTGTCGTTTCTCCAGAAATATATCTATCATAATGGAAAGAACAAGTTGCTTTTAATACATTTGAGTTCTGATATTGAACTCTTGTAGAATTTAATGCTAATGGAAATAATCCAATAAATTTATACTCTAAAAACTGTCTATGATTCTTTTCAAACTTTATAATTCTAGTTTCATTTGACTTATAATAATCTGGATACCTCATTCTAAAATGATAAGCATTCTCTTGAGGTCTTTGACCACTAGATCCAGAAATATACTCCATCCAATGCTCTAAAAATCTAAGAGATTTATACTTATTATCAACATAAAACTCTAAATCAATCTGAGTGAATTGTCTAGTATGTGCCATCTTTTCAATAACACCCTGATATTCTCCTCTAACATCAAGAGTAGCAAAAGAACTTCCTGGTATAGAAGCACCACTACACAACAATCCAATATCCGATAAATCAAATCTATCATCAATACCCTTAGATCTTAAATGCGTAGTTAAAGGATATGCTCCACCATTAGGTAAAGCAAATCTAACCAAATAATTGGATGTTTGAGCAACATTCTGAAATGTCGGTAATATCTGTGATATTTTCTTTGGAAATGGAGCTGGCACTCTAAATAGTTTTATTATATCATATCTATTTAGATGGCTTATAAGGGAAAATATCAACCATCACACCCAAGAAAGTATAAAGGTGATCCTACAAATATAACTTTTAGGTCATTATGGGAACGTAAATTTATGAATTGGTGTGATCAAAATGCTAATATTCTAGAATGGTCAAGTGAAGAAATTATTATACCTTATCGTGGTCCTGATGGAAAACCACACCGATATTTTCCAGATTTTTATATGAAGCAAAGACAAAATGATGGAAAAATTAAAAAATATGTTATTGAAGTAAAGCCACTAAAACAATGTAGTCCACCTAAAAGACCAAAACGTCAAACTCCAGGTTATATCCGTGAAGCATTTGAATATGCTAGAAATCAAGCAAAGTGGACAGAGGCAAGAGAATGGTGTGCTGATAGACAATTAGAATTTAAAGTCATCACAGAAAAAGAACTTGGTATAAAATAATGGCAAGAAGAGCTAAAAGAAGAACTGGTGGTGATTCTTATGAAGATGTAAAATATCAAATTAATGTAAGAGAAGGAAATAGACTTGCTCCTGTATTAAGAGATCTTATAGGGACAGAAGATCCAGAAGATTTAGCATTAGATATATTAGATGTATTAACTGAAGGTAGTAAGGTTCCTCAAGTAGGAAACTATTACGTATTCATCTATAATCCAAAAACACCAAATATTCAATATGATCAGCATCCATTAGTTGCTGTAGTTGGAGTATTTGAATGGGGATTTCGTGGATTAAACTATCATTGGGGTGAAGTTAGAAATTATACTTGGAATGAAGTGGCAGGTGGATTGTATATGGTAAGTGATTTAGAATTAAGATCGCTAAGAACTATTCCTTTTGCCAGATTTAGGCTAAATAGTTGATACAACGAAAATAAGGTCGATAAATGTTAGGTCAATTATTTGACAGACCAGGTAAAGGTCCATATACCACTAAAAATCTTGATGGTCTTAGATCAGGTGAATTAAAGCTAACTACAAATAAATCAGGTAAGCCTGAATTTGTTCAAACAGAAACAAACGATACGAAAGGTGATAATAAAAAAGTTAAGCTTGATAAAGGTTTAGGTGGCAATTCTCGTTCATTATCAAAAGGAGCAGGAAAAGTTTTTGCTTATCCATTGGGAAGAGATCTTAGAGATAGTGAAGATAGTCTATTCATAAAAGCAATCGAATATGTTCCACCTAAAGGAGGATCAGGATTAGGAGTTAAATTAAAATCATTTCAAGGTCCTTTAGCAGATCCAGATCAAGCCTATACTGACACTGATCTTACAGATCCAAAGGCAATTGGTAAATCTGATCTCATTATTAATAATAATGACATGACAACCCGATTAAATAAGGGGTTTGCTAGTGATTCAAGTTTTAAAGAAGCAATAAAATATTATGTACATCTACCAATACCAGCAAATATAAATGATACCAGTGCTTGTCAATGGGGTGCTGATACAATGAATTTCTTTGAAATGGCAGGATTGGGAATTGGTGCTGCTGTTGTAGGAGGTGAAAATGCTGAAGAAACTAGAAGAGTTGCTTCTGAAGCATTGATGGGTAATATTAATATTCCTGGTTTAAATCCTGATCTAAGAAAGAACTTTACAGCATCAATATCTGGACTAGCATTAAATGCTCTAGGATCAAATGTAAGTGCTAGATCTGTTTTATCAAGATCAACTGGTCAAGTGTTAAACTCAAATACTGAATTATTATTTGAAGGAGTTGCCTTAAGAACTTTCCCATTTGATATGACATTTACACCAAGAAGTCCAGAAGAAGCAAAGGTTGTTAAAGATATTATAAGAAGTTTTAAAAAATCAATGTCAGCTAAACAAGGAGCTTCAGGAAATGAAGGGAGTAGTGGAAAGCTATTCCTCAGTGCACCAGATATTTTCTTACTTAGATATCTACATCAAGGTAAAGATCATCCATATCTAAACGCATTTAAACCATGTGCGTTGACACAATTAACTACAAATTATACAGGAGCAGGAGTTTATTCTACATATAACGATGGAACACCTGTTCAAATCAAATTGAGAATGGTATTTAAAGAAATTAATCCAATCTATCAAGAAGATTATGATGAACAAGAAGCAGGACCAGGAGTAGGATACTAATGGGATTTTTTAGAGAGTTACCAAACGTTGCTTATCAAACACCACTAAGTAATAGGATTGGTTCTGATGAATATATCTTAGCAAAGAATCTTTTTAGAAGTGCTAAAAATCTTGATTGGTTAAGAAATGATATTACAGTGTTTAATAAATTTATTATTGAAGATAATGATCGTCCTGACATTATTGCAGAAAAATTATATGGAGATCCAGAATTAGATTATGTTGTGATTATAATAGCAGAAATAACAAATATAAAAGAACAATGGCCATTAACAAATCAGCAACTATATGAATACTCTGAAGATAAGTATGGATTAATTGATCTAAACGCTACACATCATTTTGAAACGTATGAGGTAAAAGATGATAAAGGAAGAACTATATTACCTGCTGGTTTAAATGTAGATCAACACTTTAAAATTGATGGTCCAGATACAAAATTAAATGGTGGTATCTGGAAAGTAATAAGACCAAATGGTAGCGAAACTTCTGTAGATAAAGTTGAACTGGATGTAACTGATATAGCAACAGGAGTTTCTAACTATATTCATGAAGTTGAATTAAATGAAAAGAAAAGAAAAATAAAAGTTCTAAGAGAAGGATATCTACAAATGTTCTTAAATGACTTTAGAAGAATTATGAGATATGATAGAAATACACAGTATATAAATCCAAAACTAATAGGAACTGAAAATACACGTATTATAGAATAAAAAAGACCCACCCGAAGGTGAGTCTTCCCAATATTCA